CACGAGCCGGCCCGAGGTCAGGTCCGCCGCCTGGTCTGCCGCGCCGGCAATCGGTTCGCCCTGCCGGCGAAGGACAGATCCGGGCAGCTCGACGAGACCGAGCCGCCAGACCTCGGGGCGTTGCTCGCCAAGATCAACCGGACCGCCCGGTCCGCCTGAGCTCCACGAATCCATACAGGAGTCACACGCCATGCTGGACTTCAGCGACGTCGATCCGCAGCAGAGCAGCGAGCTGATCACTGACGGCAGCTTCGCCAAGGTCACGACGACCATCCGCCCGGGCGGCGTCGACGGTCAGACCGAGACCGACAGGGGGCTGCTCAAGGCCTCGACCACGCCCGGCAGCGACGTGCTGAGCCTCGATTGCGAGTTCACTGTGGTCGAGGGCCGGCACGCGCGGCGCAAGTTCTGGCAGAACCTCACGGTCTCGGGCGGCAAGGTCGACGAGAAGGGCGCTTCGATCGGCTGGAACATCACCAAGCGCACGATCCGCAGCATGATCGACAGCGCGCTCGGTCTCGACCCCGAGGACAATTCCGAGGACGCCAAAGCCAAGCGCCGGCTGCGCGGCCTCGCTGATCTCAGCGGCATCACCTTCGTCGCCAAGATCGCGGTCGAGCCGAACAAGGACGCGCGGTACCCCGACCAGAACAAGCTCGATCGCCCGGTGCTGCCCAACGAGAAAGAGTGGCGGGCGGTGATGAACGGCGAGGAGGTGCCGCCGAGCCCGTCGCGCCCTCGCTCTGCCGGCAGCAGCTCCGCCAACACCTCTGCCGCCCAACCGGCCTGGGGACAGCAGGCGGCCGGCCCGACGCAGCGCGCGGCTGCGGTCGCCTGGCAGCGGCCCGCAGCCGACGCGGCCGCCGCCGGTGCCCAGCCCGCGAAGCCCGCCGGCCCGGCCTGGTTGAGCCAGTGATGCGGTCATGGCTGCGGCACGGCGGCGCGCTCGTCGGTGTCCGGACCCGGCTCCACCACCGGTTCCGCCGCCGTGCCCGAGCGGTCCCGACCCGGAGTGGGCGCTCGTCCGGCCCTGCGCGGTCTGCTGCCGCGAGGCCAGGGGCTTCGGCTACGTCCACCAGCTCCGGTTCGACCTCTACCCGACCTACCGCTTCTGCTCGCAGCGCTGCCTCGATGCCGGCGCCGCGATCGCCGGGAGGCGGAACGGCATGATCGACCGGACCGACCTGGAGAAGCAGGCGATCAAGGATGCCAGGCGCCCGTTCGCCGAGGTGCTGACCGAGCTCGGCCTGATGGACCACTTCTTCGACCTCACGGCCGAGGAGATCGACCGGCTGATCGAGGCCGCGGTCGACGGCTTCCAGCAGTCGATGCAGGTCCAGGCGCTGAACGACGACCTGCCCTTCTGAGCGGCTGCTGATGGAAGCGCTGATCGACCTCAACTCGGGCTCGGGCTTTGTCTATGGCGGGCGGAGCGCCGTCTGTGATGCCGGCGTCCGGATCAATGCGCTGATCGACGCCGCGCTGGAGGCCGAGCACCGGTCGAAGTCGCTGCGCACCTACCTGGGAGGCAGCCGGATCGGCGAGCCCTGTGCTCGGAGGCTGGCCTACGAGGTCACGCTCACGCCCGTGGACGCTGGCAGGGACTTCGATGGCGCGCGGCTCCGGATCTTCGATGCCGGTCACCAGTTCGAGGACCTGACCATCCGCTGGCTACAGGCGGCGGGGTTCGACCTGCGCACTCGCGGTCGCGACGGTCGCCAGTACGGCTTCAGCATCGCGGGCGGCAGGGTGCGCGGCCACATCGACGGCGCGATCGTGAGCGGGCCCGACGTGGGGATCGCCTGGCCCGCGCTGTTCGAGCACAAGGCCCTGAACCAAAGCTCGTGGACCGACCTGGTCAAGCGCGGCCTGAGGCAATCGAAGCCGATCTACTTCGCCCAGTGCCAGCTCTACATGGCCTACATGGAGCTCGAGGTCGCCCTGCTCACGGCGATGAACAAGAACACCCAGGAGCTCTACCACGAGGCCGTGCCGTTCGAGCCGGCCGAGGCGCAGAGGCTCTCGGACAAGGCCGTGGACATCCTGCGCGCGATCGCGGCCGAGGAGCTGCCGCCCCGGATCGCGATCAACGCCGACTTCTACCTGTGCCGGATGTGCCCCTATGCCAGGCGCTGCTGGGAGGGCTCATGAGCGAGCGCTTCACGCCCTCCGATCTGCAGGCCAGGGCGATCCGCGAGATCAAGGACTGGTTCCTGCACCGGACCGCCGAGCAGCAGGTATTCCGGGTGTTCGGCTATGCCGGTGTGGGAAAGACCACCATCACCCGGCACGCCATCGACGAGCTCGGCCTCGACACCATGGCCAGGAGCGCGGACGGCATCGTCAGTGGCTCGGACGGCGTGCTCTACGCTGCGTTCACCGGCAAGGCGGCGCTGGTCATGACCCGCAAGGGCACCCCCGCCTCCACGATCCACAGCCTGATCTACCGCGTCTCGGAGGCCACACCCGACGAGATCGAGCGGGTTAAGCAGGAGATCGCCGAGATCAGAGCCAAGCTGCCGGCGCTCGATCCCGCCGTCCGTCTGTTCGAGGAGTCACGCCTGCGCAGCCTCGAGATCCGCCTCGACGACATCCACAAGCCGCGCTTCGTGTTCAACGAGCAGTCCCTGGTGCGCGACGCGGCGCTGATCGTGCTCGACGAGGTGTCCATGGTCGGCGACGACATGGCGCGCGACCTGCTGTCCTTCGGCAAGCCGATCCTTGTGCTGGGCGACCCCGGCCAGCTGCCGCCCATCAAGGGCGAGGGCGCGTTCACCAAGGCCGCGCCCGACGTCATGCTGACCGAGATCCACCGCCAGGCTGGCGAGAGCGCGATCATCCGCCTCGCGACCATGGCGCGCCAGGGCTTGCCAATCCCGTACGGCGAGCACGACCCACATGTCTGGAAGATGCCCCGCAGCTCGGTGACGCCCGAGCAGATGCTGCGCGGCGGCCAAGTCATCTGCGGGCGCAACGCCACGCGCATCCAGCTCAACATAGCCATGAAGCGCGCCGCGGGGTTCGACGCTGTCTACCCGACCGGCGAGGATCGCAACGGCCAGATCGAGAAGATCATCTGCCTGAAGAACCGCCACGACCTCGGCATCGTGAACGGCATGTTCCTCGAGCTGTCCGACGTGCGCGACGAGAACCAGGTCGGCTTCTCCGCGAGCATCTGCACCGAGGATGGCGATCCGGTCGGTGCGACAGATTCCAAGGTGGCCCGGTATTTAATCTACAAGGGTCACTTCGACGACCACGTGCAGCGCGACTCCGAGCGCGAGCGGCGCGACCACTGGGTCAAGAAGGGCCTGATCGAGGCGGTGTGGGGCTACGCCATCACATGCCACAAGGCCCAGGGGTCGGCATGGCCGAATGTCATCGTGTTCGACGACGGTCTCGGTCGCACCGCCGAGGACCGCGCGCGCTGGCTCTACACCGCGATCACCCGTGCCGAGCAGGGGCTCGTGATCCTTGATTGACCTCAATGGCGTCCGCCCCATCGGCCTGCCCCAGGCCCACTACGACCTCGACGCGGTCGTCGCCGGGCTGCGGGCCACGGCCACCAGCTGGGTGCCATCGCATTTCCGCAATGGAAGGCGCCTGGGCGAGGAGCTGCGGCTCGCCAACATCCGGGGCGACAAGCCGCGCAAGCAGGGCTCGTGCGTCATCGCGCTCGAGGGCGAGCGCGCCGGCGACTGGATCGACTTCGATGACAACCAGGGCGGCGGGCCGCTCAGCACGCTGGAGCACGCGACCGGCCTGACCGGACGAGCGCTGATCGAGTACGCGGCTGAGCTTGCCGGCTCGGTGCCGGTCAACGGGGCGAAGCATCCGATCGCCGAGACCCTCACCAAGGAGCAGCGCGCGGAGAACATCGCGCGCGAGATCGAGCTGATCCTGGCGCGGACGGTTGCGCTCGGAGGGACCGCGGGCGAGACATACCTGCTCGGCCGTGGCCTGCAGGTCCCCGACACGCCGGACCTCCTGTTCCACCCCGATCTCACCTACTGGGACACGCGCACCGGCTACCCAGCGCTGATCGCGATCGTGCGCAGTGCCGCAGGCGAGCAGATCGCGATCCACCGCACCTATCTGGCGCCGGACGGCTCGGTCAAAGCCGACGTGCCCAAGCCGCGCATGATGCTGGGGTCGGTGATGGGTGGCGCCGTGCGCCTCGGGGACGTCGGTGAGCATGGCGTGGTTGGCCTCGCCGAGGGCATCGAGACGGCGCTGAGCGTCATGCAAGCATGCTGCGCGCTGCCGGTCTGGGCCACGCTGTCATCGGGCAATCTGGAGCAGGTCGTCCTGCCGCCCGATGTCACCCGCGTCGTCCTCCTCGCCGACCATGATGGCGAGGGTGTCGGCCTCAAGGTCGCCGAGTGGGCCGCCGCTCGGTTTCATGCCGAAGGGCGGCGCGTGTGGATCGCGCATCCACCGGACGCCGGCGACGACTTCAACGATCTGTTGCTGAAGCAGGGCGGCGACGTTGTCCGCCAGGTGGTCGAGGCCGCGACGGAATGGCAGCCCGCGCCGCAGCCGCGAGCAGAGCAGCCTCAGACGGCGGCACCTGAGCTCGGCACGCACCGGGCGCTCGGCTTCCGCGTTCCGGCGTCACCGGTTTCCCAGGAGCGCGCCGACGATGGCGACCTCGCCCGGCTCACCAATCGCTCCTGGAGCCTCCTGTTCGCCTCGAACGCACCGCCTTGGCTCTACCGCTGCGGCGGTGGACCGTCCTGGGTCGAGCGTGACAACGATGGCCGGCCGGTGCCGCTGCCTATGACCGAGGATCGCCTGCGACACGTGCTCGCCCAGCTGGTCAACTGGCGCAAGCGTGCCCCGAGCGGCGACCTCGTGCCGGCTTACCCACCTCCGGTGCTCCTGAAGAACATCCTCGCCACGCCCGATCCGGCGCTGCCGGTTCTGGCCGGCATCGTCACAGCACCAGTGTTCGGCAACGACGGCACGCTGATCACCGAGCCGGGCTACCATCCCGCGACCAGGCTGCTCTATGAGCCCACACAGAACTTCATCCTGCCTCCGATCCCGGACGACCCGACCCCGGAACAGATCGCGGCCGCGCGATCGCTACTGCTCGACGACCTGCTGGGTGAGTTCCCCTTCGTCGGCGAAGCCGAGCGCGCGCACGCCCTGGCGCTCCTGCTGCTGCCCTTCATCCGGCCGATGATCTCGGGCCCGACGCCGCTGCACATGATCGAGAAGCCAGCCCCCGGCACCGGCGCTACCCTCATGGTCGATGTGATCTCGATCATCGCCACCGGGGCCGGCGCGAGCGTGATGGTCGAGGGCCGCGACGAGGACGAGTGGCGCAAGCGCCTGACCGCCAAGCTGCGCGAGATCCCTCCGATCGTGCTGATCGACAATCTGCGCCGGCGGCTGGATGCGTCCTCGGTGGCCGCGGCGCTGACCGCGCCTTACTGGGAGGACCGGGTGCTCGGCAAGTCTGAGATGACCCGCTTCCCGATCCGCTGCGTCTGGATCGCCACAGGCAACAACCCGCAGTTCTCGAACGAGATCGCCCGCCGCATGGTCCGCATCCGGCTGGATCCGCACGAAGATCAGCCGTGGCTGCGCGAGGGCTTCCGCCGTCCGAACCTGCTGGCCTGGGTCTGGCAGAGCCGCGCCCGCCTGGTGGCGGCATGCCTTACCCTCGGCCGGGCCTGGATCGCCGCCGGCATGCCCCGGCACAAGAAGACCGTCGGCAGCTTCGAGGGCTGGGCCGAGGCCATGGGCGGCATCCTCCAGGTCGCCGGCGTGCCGGGGTTCCTCGGCAACCTGAAGGAGATGTACGAGCGGGCCGATGCCGAGGGCACGGTCTGGCGGACATTCGTTGCACAATGGTGGGAGCGCTTCGGCACGGCCGAAGTGGGCGTCGCCGATCTGTTCGAGCTGGCGCTTCAGACCGAGCTCCCGCTAGCGCGCGGCGATGAGCGCGCCAAAAGGACCAGCCTCGGGCAGGCGCTGGTCCGCATGCGCGACCGCATCTTCACGCTGGAAGACCTGCGGCTGCGGGTGTCGGCCGCGGGCAGCTTCCGGCGTGCGCAGCGCTGGCAGCTCGAGATTGTCGAAACTGGCCCCGGAAGAGGTTCACAAGGCTCACCCGCGTGTGAACCTCAGGGCCCCGGCGGCGGAGGTTCACACGAGGTTCACACGAAAATTCCTGAGCAAAATCAAAGCGTATGTGAACCTTGTGAACCTTGTGAACCTCTTTCACCCTATCGCGTGTGCGCGCGCGCCCGCGCGATAGAAGAGCCCGGAAAAGGCTCACCAGGCTCACAAGGTTCACACAGCCCAGGAAATCCGCGGGCTCCAGGGTGTGAACCTCCATGTGAACCTCCGAAGCCAGGTTCACCGCGGCCCGACGGCTGGTGGGAGGAGGTCATATGACCGCGGTGGCGCTCGACCTGCTGCAGGCGGTCTCGGCCGTCAGCGGCCTCATCCGGGTGGACGGCAACACGCTCCGACTTGCGGCCCCGAATCCCCTGCCGGACGAGCTGCGTGCGCGCGTGCGGCAGCACGAGGCGGAGATCGTGGCGCTGCTGTCCGCGGCGGAGCCGGCCGACCCTCCCGCGACCAAAGCTCCCGTTCCTGAGAGCGCCGCCGACCTGCCGCGGGAGATCGCCGATGGCGTTCGCGCCATGCTCGCGGCTAACGGAGCTCACGGGATACCGCCACAGCGGTGGCCGCGGGTGCAACGCGATGCTGCACGGCTAGTCGAAGGCGGCTGGGCGCAGCAGGCTCTCGCGCTCGGCTGGACCGCCGCCGACCTGTTCGGCTGCGACCAGCGGGCGCCGTGGCACCGACTCGACCGCGCCGGGCTCGTCCTGTTGACCGGGGGGCATGAGATCGTTGAGCTCTCCACGGACGACGCGGCGCTCAGGACGTCGAGCGGATCGGTGCTGCGCTATCGGCGCCGACCGCCGGCGAGGCCACCCGTGGCGCTGTTTTGGGAGCTCTTGATGTCTGCTCAGGCCACAGGGCGACCACTGACGAGACCGTCGAGCGAAGAGCGGATGGCGGCGACGCACTTGGCAGGACCCCGCCGCCATCCCGACCACGATCACTCATGAGGGAACGATCATGGACGGATCGACTCTGCGCGTTCCGCGCAGTGAAGCAAGATCGAGCTTGGCGGCCGGGCCGCGGTGCCGCTCACGAGGCCCACGATGAACGGGCCCGAGCTGCTCGAGCACGCCGCTGGTCTGGTGAACTGGCGCCGGCGCGAGTACGGCGAGCCGGTGGATCTGTTCGAGCAGGTCGCGCAGCGCTGGTCACTCACGCTCGGCACCAAGGTCAGTCCGGCGCAGGTCGTGCTCTGTTTGATCGACCTTAAGCTGGCCCGGCTCGCCCGGGATCCCAGGCACTTGGACAGCCAGGTCGACGTCGCCGGCTACGCAGCGGTCCTGCGGGAGGTCAGCCGATGATCGGGCCAGCCGGCTACCGCTCGTGCCTGGAGGGCGCCCAGGCGTCCGCGGCGCTCAGAGACGAGGACCTGCTCGCCATGCGCCGGGCGGCGTGGCGCACGCAGGGCGTGGTCGTGCTCCGGCCCGAGGACGTGCGCGACGACTGGACCCGGCAGGCGCTGATCAACGAGGCGAATCGGCTGTACGGCCGGCGGCCGGGAGGCGCCCGATGAGCAGAAGGGTCAAGCCGCACAAGGTCAAGGACCGCGAGCTCGAGGAGGTCCGGGAGAAGGATCCCGACGGCGGGATCGTGTACCATCACCGGACGGTCGACACCTTGGGCAAAATGCTGCGTGCCGGGACCATCACACCGGCGATGCACGACGCAGCGAAGGACTTCCAAGCGGCATTCATCGTCGCCAACCTGGACCCGCTGCGCGCGCTGCCGATCCTCCGGGTTCCGGGAACGGGTCGTGACCCGGATCTGAACGAGCGCCAGCTGCACGCCCGGCGACGCGTGCACAAGGCGCTCGAGGCGCTGGGCGGCATCTCGAGCCCGGCGGGCTCATGCGTGTGGCACGTCGTGGGTCTGCAGCGGAGTGTGCGCGAGTGGGCGATCCGGCAAGGCTGGGGTGGACGGCCGGTGCGGCAGGAGCAGGCGCAGGGCATCCTGGTGGCGGCGCTGGGGATGCTGGCGGCACACTTCGGGTACAGCGAGACCCGGCGAGCCTCCTGAAAGTTGCATGTGCGACTTTGGACGATCGCTTCTGGATTTGAGGGCCGCGAGCGGATTGGTGGCCTCCGATCCGTCACTCTGGTAGCTTTCGCCACGCGAGCACCATCCCCATGAGGGACGCTGTGGACATCGCGACTTGGCTGCGGGAGCTGGGGCTGGAGCGCTACGAGCAGGCGTTCCAGGAGGGTGAGATCGATCCCGAGGTTGTGGCTGAACTGACGGATGGGGACCTAAAGGAACTCGGCATCCCGCTCGGCCCCCGCAAGAAGCTGCTCAAGGCGATCGCGGCCTTGTCCACCAATGCGGCGTCCCTCTCGCGGCGAGAAGCAAAGCCGCCCGGAGCCGAGCGGCGTCAGCTGACCGTGCTCTTCGTCGATCTGGTCGGCTCGACGGCGCTGTCGAGCAAACTTGATCCCGAAGAGATGAGCGCGATCATCCGAGCCTACCAGAACGCGGTGGCTGGCGAGATCGCGCGGTTCGAAGGTCACATCGCAAAATACATGGGCGATGGTGTGTTGGCCTATTTCGGTTACCCGAAGGCGCACGAGGATGAGGCCGAGCGGGCGGTGCGCGCAGCCCTGGCGATACCCGATGCAGTCTCGCACCTGAGCGCTCCAGTCGGCGAGGCGCTCGCCGCGCGGGTCGGCATCGCGACCGGTCTGGTGGTGGTCGGCGAGCTGATTGGGGAAGGCAGTTCGGCCGAGCAGGCAGTGGTTGGCGAAACGCCGAATCTCGCGGCCCGGCTGCAAGGGCTCGCCGAACCGGGCGGCGTGGTGATCGCGGCGAGCACTCGACGTCTTCTCGGCGGACTGTTCGAGCTGGTCGATCTGGGCGCTCACGCACTCAAAGGGTTTGGCGCGCCGGTTCTGGCGTTCGCGGTCAGGGGCGAACGGGCAACGCCGAGCCGCTTTGACGCACGGAGTGGCCCGGCGCTGTTGCCGATGGTCGGGCGCGACCAGGAGCTGGCGCTTTTGCTTGAGCGCTGGGCGCTGGCAAAGGCCGGGGAGGGCCAGGGCGTACTGTTGGTTGGCGAGGCCGGGATCGGCAAGTCGCGGATCGGCCGCGCGCTGTTGGACGTTGTGGCCGAGGAGCCTCACTTTCGCATCCCCTACCAGTGCTCGCCCTACCATAGCGACAGCGCACTGTGGCCGGTCATCCAGCAGCTGAATCACGCGGGAAGGATAGGTGCGGACGATGCGGTCGGGGCCAGACTCGACAAGCTGGAGGCGCTTCTCGACCGGGCAGGCGGGCGCGACGCCGCGCCCCTGATCGCCGACCTGATCGGCCTGGACGGCGTTGCACGCTACGGCGAACTCGGTCTCACGCCGCAGGTGCAGCGGGCGAGGACGCTGGAGGCGCTGATCAGGCAGCTGCTCGGGCTGGCAGCTCGGCAGCCGGTCCTGGTAGTCATGGAGGACGCCCACTGGATCGATCCGACGACGCTGGAGCTGATCGAGCAATGTCTGGATCGCATCGCCGATCGACGGGTCCTGATCCTGCTCACCAGTCGGCCGGACCGCCAACCCGAGCTCGCCGCCCACCCGCACATGACCCGCCTTAGCATCAACCGGCTCGGCCGCGCCGGGGTCGAGGCCATCGTGGCGCGGCTCGGCGGGGAGCATCTGCCCCAGAACGTCGTCCACACGATTATCGCCCGCACCGACGGCGTGCCGCTGTTTGTCGAGGAGCTCACCAAGGCTGTCCTCGAGACCGGCGAAGCAACCATCCCGGCCTCACTGCACGACTCCCTGATGGCACGCCTGGATCGCCTGCCCGAGGTCAAGGAAATCGCGCAGCTGGCCGCCTGCGTCGGTCGCGAGTTCGGCTTTTCTCTGCTGGCCGCGGTTGCCGACCGCCCGGAGCCCAACCTCACGGCCGCTCTCGACAAACTCGCCACTGCCGAGCTGATCTTCCGCCGCGCCGCTATGCCAGAGGTCAGTTACACCTTCAAGCACGCGCTGGTCCGCGACGCCGCCTATCAAAGCTTGCTCAAGAGCACGCGACAGCAAACCCACGCAAGGATCGCCCGGACGCTGGAAACGAGATTCCCGGCCATCGCCGAAACCGAGCCTGAGGTGGTCGCCCACCATTTCAGTGCGGCAGAAGATGCTGACCACGCGCTGGGCTATTGGCGGACCGCGGCAACGCGCGCCAGCGGGCGCTCCGCATATCGGGAGGCTGTCGCATTCTTCGAGCGGGCGCTCGCTTCCTTGGATCAGATTCCCGAAAGCGAAGACACGAAGCGACTGGCGATCGACATTCGTCTCGAATTGCGCCCGGCGCTCGGCGCGCTGGGTGAGTACAGGCAGATCCATAAGCGTCACCGTGAGGCGAGCCGCTATGCCAGATCGATTGACGACCGGCAGCGGCTTGCTAGGATTGAAGCTGACCTGCCCCTCGTCTTGTATCAGCTGGGACAAACCAGCGAAGCCATTTGCGTAGGCGACCGAGCCCGACGCCTTGCGGCCGAGGCAGGAGACCGTCGAGCACTAATCCAGGCGACCTTCAACTTCGGCATGGCGCACTTCTTCGCCGGCAAATACCACCGCGCCATCGAGATCATGCTGGAGTTCGCGGAGGAGCTGAAAGGCCCGCACCGTCATGAACGCCTTGGGTCGACCGGCACCAGCTCCTGCAATTGGTTGGGGAACATCGCCGGTGCATATGCACGGTTGGGTGAGTTCGACCAGGCAATCGCTTATGGCGAGGAGGCCGTCCAGATCGCCCGCGAGACAAGTCGACCTTTCGACATGTGCATCGCCAGTCTCTGGCTCGGCACGGCATGTGGGGGCAAGGGCGAGGCCGAGCGGGCGGCAGCCAACTTCGATCTAGTCCTCCGGCTGGCGCGGGAGAATGAGATCGGATTCATGCTCGCCTGGGTCGGGCTCGGTATCGCAGAGGCCTATCGACTGTTGGGCAAAGCCCGTGATGCCGCTGCGATCGTGGAGGAATCGCTGGCAGCCGCGAGGACCTTCAAGCTCGCCATCGCCGAGGAATGGTCTGTCCTCGGCAAGTGCGACGTACATTTAGCGACCGGGGCTCTGGAGGACGCCGTTGACTGCGGCCGCCGTGCGCTCGAGATCGCGCAATCGCGAGGGTATCCCTGGTGCGAAGGTGTCGCCCTGCGGCTCCTTGGGACCGCGTACGCCCAGTTCGGCCGGAAGCACTTTGGCGATGCCGAACGCTGCCTGACCGGCGCGATAGAACGAGCGACGAGCCTGCAGGCCCGCCCGGAGCTAGCGCATGCATATCGCGAGCGCGGCAAGCTTTTCGCGACCGCCGACCGACTCACCGAGGCCCAGATTTGTTTTTCTCAAGCGGTCGACCTCTACCAGACGATGGGAATGGCTGTCTGGGTGGAGGAGGCCGAAAGACTGCGCGCGCAAGCGAAATCAGACTAGGATGGGGGTCCTCGCCCCATCTGCGATCACTTCGCCAAGGCGGCGATCTCAACGACGAAGGCGCTGATCGCCGAAGTCCCCCCTAGAATGTCGGCTCATGGCCTCGAGGCGACGCCGCCGGGCGCTGGCGGTTGCCTTGGTTGGTCGCCGCGGCGCTGGCCTCACGGCAGCCCGACGGATGAGCGCGACCAGCCGCTCCAGCGCGTCCTGGCGGTTGCGCTCCTGGGCCCGATGGCGCCGGGCGGTGATGATCAGAACGCCTTTCTGCGTGAGCCTGCGGCCCGCCAGTTTCTCCAGGCGTGCCCGCACATCGTCCGGCAGTGATGGCGAACGCCGCATGTCGAAGCGCAGCTGCACCGCCGTTGCAACTTTATTGACGTTCTGCCCGCCCGGGCCGGCAGCCCGGACGAAGCTCTCCTCGACCTCACGTTCCTCGATGGCGATGGCGTCGGTGATGTGGATCATGACGGTGAGTCTATCGGAAGACGTCGGACACGTCACTGCGAGGGGCACAGCGAGCCAAGGCCGGCCGCGGAGATGACAGTCACGCGCCGACAAAGCTTGACAATGTCCATCACAATGTTTAAGATATGCCATCCTGAAAGATGGTGTCTCGCAGCCCCTCCGTTCTCTGGAGCGGGCTTTTTTGCTTTCGGAGACCTTGAGCTGATGTTTTGAAGTGATCTCGGTCGTGCGAGAGGGACTGCAAAACCTTCTCTGTCTGGCGCTCGCTTCCGCTAAGTCACTGAGATTGCGGGTCCTTCCCACGCCCAAACGGGTACGGGGGGGCCCCGCGCGATATTTCGC